ACCGTCGTTGCCGGTACGCTCTACACCAGCGCGGCTGGCGTGGCGACGTTCACGATCGACCCGGGCGCGTACTATCTGTGGAGACAACTGAGTGGCTGGAACTTCAGCAACCCCACGGCGATCACGGTGACATGACGACATGCCAACATTCCTAGCCACATCCGCCGCGAGCGCGACATACGATTACTGCACGCTGGCGCAGGTCAAGGCGCGTGCGTCAATTCCAAGCGCGACAACCACTTACGATACGGTGATTGCAGCCTCCATCACGGCAGCGTCGCGCGTCATCGACGAGGACACCGGACGCATCTTCTACAGCGTGTCGGCGACGAAATATTACACACCTGACAACGCGCTGACCCTGTTCGTGCCGGACGATGTCCTGACCATCACGACGCTACAGACGGTTTCGTCGTCCGGATCGGGCACGCGTGTGTACGGGTTCACGTGGTCCGCGACCGACTACGACCTCGAACCAGCCGACGGTCCGCCATACACGAGGATCGTGGTCAACGACACTGGGCAGTACCAGTTCCCGACGCGCCGGAGGGGTGCACTGGTCACCGGGACCTTCGGGCACAACTCGACAGGGTCGTACCCTGACGCGATCAATGAGGCGTGCATCCGCATGGCGGCGCGCCTGTTCGAACGCAACAAGGCACCGCTTGGCGTGGTTGCCACCGACATGCTCACAACAACCCGCATCGCCAGCGCCGACAGTGAGTATTTGGCGTTGATCCGGCCGTACCGAAAAATGGACATGGTGGTGCAGGCGCAATGGTAGGGTTTTCAATCCGCGTGACAAACGCCGAGGAGATGCAACGCAAGGCGCGCGCGTCAGCCATCATGGCCGAACCAATCCGTACCGCGTTGAAGAAATCGGCGTATGTCGTTGAGGGGCAGGCAAAACGCAATGCGCCGGTTGATACCGGACGGCTGCGTGCATCGATCACGAATGCGGTGGACACATCCGACCTGCCACGGTTTGCCACGGTTGGCACGAACGTCATCTACGCGCGAGCCGTTCATGACGGGCGCAGACCAGGGTCACAACCACCAACCGCGGGCGAACTTGCGCTATGGGCGCGACGGCATGGCAACATCAATCCATACGCGGTTGCACGATCCATCAAGCGCCGTGGCACCAAACCGCGTCCGTTTCTCCGGACTGCCTTTGAGGAAAACCTTGGCCGTATTCGTGGGTTCTTTCAAGCAGCCGGGCGCGACATTGAGCGCCTGTGGAGCCAAGGCGCATGAGCCTTTCGACGGTGCGTGCCGGACTTGCGACACGGTTGGAAACAATCAGCGGACTCAACGTCTACAAGACCGTGCCGACCACACCACAAGTACCAGCGGTAATTATCCGCCCGACCGAGCATGACTACGACCTGTCGATGGCGAACGGGCAGGACGTGCAGCGGTACGACGTCACGCTTCTGGCGTCCACAGGTGGCAGTCCGTGGGACGTCTCGCAGGACTTGGTGGACACCTATCTGTCTCGGACGGGGTCCACAAGCATCAAGGCGGCCATCGAAAGCGACGGCACGCTGGGTGGCGCTGCATACGCCACGCGCGTCCTTTCGTGGCGCGATTACGGTACGCTTAGTTTTGGAGCCGTCGATTATTTCGGCGTGCGGTTTACCGTGGAGGTCTGGCCGACATGACGTGGCAAGCAACGACCGGCATCAATTGGCCGGACGGTAAAGGCGGAGAAGTCCGCGTCGAGGCAGGCGATGACGTGCCGGACAGCGTCGTGAACGAGAACGCCTGGCTGGTTGCCGAAGGGCATGTCATTGCGTCGGGGTGGACCGCAAGCGCTATCCCCGTCGTAGAGATTGCGCCGGAATCGTCATCCACGTCGGATGAGGCGGTGACGAATGGCTAGGATGCACGGCAAGGATGTCCGCGTGTATCTCGGTTACCGTGACGTGTCAACCGATCTCGCATCGGTGGATGTCACGGCAAATGCCGACACGCACGATGTCACGACGTTTGGCGCTGAATACGTGACATATGATCCCGGACTTGGATCGTGGGACGCGTCGGTTGATGGGTTCTACCAGACCAATTCAGGCGGATCGGTGACTTCCATCGAACGCCAGTTTGAGGCATTACTTGGATCAGACACCGCAGGCGCAAGTGTGCTGTCGATCTATGATGGCGATGCGGATGCGGTCGGGAATTTTGGCATCCTGTGCAGTGAGGCCATATTGACCAAACATGCACAGCCGATCACGGTTGCTGACATTGTCAAAATCAACGGCACGTTGCAAGGCAACGGGCGGGCCGGGCTGAACGGTGTACTGTTGCACGTGCTCGGTGCCGATAGCACAAGCACCAACGGTACGAGCGTCGACAACGCCGCATCATCCGCCAACGGAGGACGGTCCAACCTGCATGTCACCGCGGTAACCGGCACTGGTGGAACGGTGAAAATCCAGCACTCGACGAACAACTCCACGTGGGTGGACCTCGTGACCTTCACGGCGTCCACGGCTGCATCGTGCCAGACATTGACAGTCACCGGTACGGTGAACCGCTACTTGCGAGCAATATCGACTATCAACAGCACGTCCTCGGTCACGTTTGTGGCCGGGTTCGCCAGGTTCTAAGGAGGCACGACGACCATGGCACGCGTTCACGGCAAGGACATCTCATCAATAAACATCGACAACAGTGCTGGATCACCGGCTGATTTCAAGGCGGAAACCGTCAGCCTTGATTTCAGTGTATCTTCAGCGACGCACGACACCACGACCATTGGTGACCAGTGGATGGAGTTCACGTCGGGCCTGAAGGGTGGCGACGATGTCACACACGAGTTCATGTACAACAACACCAACACGACGGGCATATGGACGGTGTACACCGGACGTCTCGGGATCAGCGGCACGCTTGATTTCACGGATGGCACGCGTACCGTCAGCATGGAGACCATCGTCACCAAACTGTCCCTGCCGATTGCGGTAGGCGACATGATCAAGGCCACTGCAACCCACAAGATCACGGGAACGGTGACGTTCTCCTAACACTGCCACAGGGGGGGCAACAATGGCAGGACGCAAACGCGACACCTTGACGGTGGCGCTGAACGCTGATCTTCAAGGCTTTACGGTCGACATCGACCCGCAAGCATTGACAATGGGAATGATTGAGGACTTGCAAGGTGGCACCGCAACCAGCATGCTCGACGCGGTGTCATCATGCGTGGTTGGCGGCACCCTAACGGGTGGAACTGACCGAGCCGGGTTGAGACGTTTGACGCCAGGGCAGTTTGCCGCAGTCTGCGAAGGCATTGCGGGGTGCCTCGCGGTCCCAAAAAAAGCCTGACCGAGTTTGGGAAGTGGCTGGTCGATATGCCGAACGCATGCGATCGCGAGACGATTTCGGTGTATCACCGGGCGGTAATCGCGACCACATTTCCGGCTTACACGCTGGAGACGGCACGTCAGGCAAATGCACGCGACGTGTTCTGGGCAATCGAACTCCTGGACGCGGCACGCAAACTGAAAGGCTGACATGGCGACAACCGCGGAACTAAACGTCAGGATAACCGCCGAGGATGAGTTCAGCGGGCCATTGGACCGGCTGCACAAAGGTCTTGGCGGTTTGTCTGGTGCGTTGTCCGCGCCGATGGCAGCCATAAAGGGCATCGGGTCCGCGTTGTCCGGCATCGGCCTGGCGGCGCAAGGCGCAAGTGCTATCGGCGAAGGTGCCGTTGGACTTGCGAACGCGTTCGGTTTTGGCCTAGCCAAGGAACTTGAGGACACGCGCACCAAGATGGTGGCGTTCGCGGGTTCGGCAGCCGCGGCTGATGACATTCTGGCCCAAGTGCGAACTGAAGCCAACCAGACGCCGTTCGCTTTCAAGGAAATGGCTGACGCCACCGCGGCGCTTTTACCAGCGTCCAAAGCCGCTGGCGTCGGATTGATGGACGTGATCAAGCAGGCGGAAGTGCTTGCAGCACTCAATCCGTCCGAAGGTTTGACCGGTGCGGCATTCAGCCTGCGTGAGGCACTTTCTGGCGATTTCGCCTCCATCGTGGAACGGTTCAATCTGCCACGCGAGCGACTCAAGGCACTCAAGGAAGAAGGCGTACCGGCGCTTGAGGCCGTGCGTATCGCCATGGCCGAGATGGGCGTTGACGCCAGCCTCGTGGCCGGTATGGCAAACACGCTTGGTGGTCGTTGGTCGACATTCAATGACACGCTCGATAGCATTCGCCTGAACGCGGCACAACCGATTTTCGATCAATTGTCTTCTTCCCTTGACGTGCTTGCCGGTGTCGTTGGAAACAACCAGGAAGGTTTTACGAGCCTTGCATCCATTGTTGGTGGATCGGTTGCAGAAGCAATCAAGTCGGTAACCGGTTTTATCGTCATGGTGCAAAACATCAGCACCGAGCACGGATTGTCAACCTTCGAGGCAATCATTACCGCCTTGGAAATCCGCATCGGCGAGGTGTTTGGCCCGACTGCCGAGGCCATTTTCCACACTTTTGTCGACGCCATCAAGGCAATCAGCACTGCCATTCAGGAGGTGCAGGCTTTTTTTGATTCAGGTTCAGCGGCTTCGGAAATCCTCAAGGCAGTCATTGTTGGGGCGACAGCGGCATTTGTCGCGTATCAGGTTGCAGTCACCTTGGCTGCAACGTACACCGCAATAATGGAAGGCGCCACGATTGCGATGACCGCCGCACAGACGGCGCTCAATTTCGTGCTGACGATGAATCCGATTGGCATCGTCGTTTTGGCGTTGGTGGCGTTGGCAGCCGCACTGGTGTACGCCTACGAAACAAACGAGACATTTCGCAACGCGGTGAACGGCGCGTGGGACATGTTGAAGACCGCGGTCACCTCTGCCGTTGAGTGGATCACAACGAGTTTCAACACCGTCATGGAGTTTGTGAAAGGCTTGCCTGCCTCGTTCATGGTAGCAGCCACCAGTGTGGGCACTGCAATCATTGACGGCATCAAAAACGGTGTGTCCAACGCAATGAGCGGATTGCGCGACATGGTGCGCAACGCCGCAAACGATGCTTTGAACGCTGCCAAGGCTGCACTTGGCGTGCATTCGCCGTCGACGGAGTTCGAGATTGTCGGACGCGCCATCGGTGATGGCATGACGCTTGGTGTTGACCGATCACGACCGGCAGTCAGCAACGCAGTTGCCAATCTTGTGGACGTGCCTCGAATAGCAACACCCGGCAATGGCGGACCCATTGCCGCATCGAGTGGAATGCCTGGAGCGGGTGCAGCCGCATCCGATGACGGGCGACCAGTCATCATCCAACTGGACGGACAAATCATCGCCCGCACGACGTGGTCGTACCTCAAGCGCCAGAACCTCGTCGGTTCGAACCTAGGATTTGTGTAATGGCATTGACAACAACCGGCGCACCGTTCAGTCTGAACGTACCAGGCTTGTCCAGTGATCTTGCGGATTTGTTCGGCTCGTACCTTGTTCCGAACATGTCCGCAATTAACACCTACGCGGCGCACAAATCAACCGCGCAGACATTTACGGCGTTGCAGACGTTTTCGAGCGGCCTCAATGTGACCTCTGGCAACGTCGGCATTGGGACCACGAGTCCGCTTTCAACCCTGCACGTTGTCAAGGATGCCGGAGCCACTCTACGGGTCACCACCCAGACTGGTGCTGGTGGGGGCAACAGTTCCATCCTGATGGGAAATCAGGATTCAGGTGGAGCAAACAAGCCATTCATATTGAGATCAATAAATGCGGGATTGTATCTAGGAACTGGAGATAGTTGGTCATCAGAAACCGGGGGCACATTAACAACCCGAATGATCATTGACTCCGCTGGCGCTGTCGGCATTGGGACCACGAGTCCGGGGTACCAACTGACGCTAAGCACCGACTCGGCAGCCAAGCCAACCTCCAACACGTGGACGATCAGTTCCGACGCACGAGTCAAGGAAATTGTCGGCCCGTACACGCGTGGTGTTGCGGACATCGTGGCATTGCAGCCGAAGCGATACCGGCTCAACGGTGCATTCGGATCGGTTGATGATGGCCGGGTTCACGTCTCCGTGATTGCACAGGAGGCGCAGGCAACATGGCCCGAGATGATCGGAACCTACGATCACACGGACAAGGATGCGGATGATGTTGAGACGGTGACGGAACTCCTGAACCTCAATACGAATGAGTTGCAGTGGGCCTTGGTGAATGCCATCAAGGAACTGGCGCAGCGGGTGGAGGCACTGGAGCGATGAGCGAAACCGTTGCGATTCCGGCTGCATTGATTGATGCGTTAGTACAGATTGCGCTGCGCACCGAGACGGGCGCAGCGCTTGTACATGGGTATCGGCTTGCGGTGCCTGCGGTTGCACCGGAACGTGGTCAGGTCGCAATCGTTGTGAGCGCCGAGGCAACCATGAAGGTCGTTTCACTTGGGGCGATGGGGTAGCCGGTCGTGGTTAAAGCAACGTACACCGTGGAACTGGCGACCGCAAACGGGGCAAATCCTGTGACTTGGTCGGACATCACGGCATACGTGCAATCAATCGCCATTACGCGCGGACGCGATGATGTGCTCTCGCAGGTGCAGACCGGCACCGCGCGGGTAACGCTGATCAACGAGGACGGGCGGTTCTCGCCGGGATACACCTCGTCACCTTTGTACGGGCACGTGGCGACAATGCGCGCGGTTCGGGTCACCGCGGCTCGTTACACCTTTGCGGAATTGGCTGCGCTGACATTCGCGCAACTGGCGATGCTTTCTTTTGAGGATCTTGCAACTCATTCCCTCTACTACGGGTACATCCAATCCATCACGCCGGTGCCGACGCCGAACGTTCGCACCTGCACGCTCGACCTCGCCGACGGGTTCGCGTGGCTGGACCTTGCGGTAACGACGCCGACGTACACGCTCGTGCCGACCGGCACCAGCATCGGCGTGGCGCTGGACAGCGCATCGTGGCCTGCCGGGCTGCGCGACCTCGCAACGGGTCAATCGACGATAACGCCGTCGTACACCGATCAATCGGTGCTGTCGCAGATCCAAGGCATCGGCATCGACAACGAGGCGGGGTTGGTTTACATGTCCGGCGCGGGCAACGTCGTCTTCCAGGATCGGCACACGCGCCTGAAAACGCCGTACACGGTCAGCCAGGGGACGTTCACGGACACCGACGCGCTGGTGGACGTGTCAGCCGAGCGGCCCGTGCGTGACATCGCCAACGAAGTGAAGGTCACGCACGCGACCGGCAGCGTCACCGCAACGGACGCCACATCGCAGGCCGCAAAAGGTCCGCGCCGGTTGGCAATCAACGCCGGGTTCCTGGACGCATCGACGGCCGCGGACCGCGCATCGTGGACGCTCTCAACCAAAAAGGATGAACAGGACCGGCCCGTCATCGGCATCGTCGGCAATGCGTCGGCGACGCTGATGACGCAGGTGCTGGCGCGTGACCTGTCCGACCGCGTCACCATCACGGATGCCGGGGCAAAGACTGGCATCAACGCAGCATTCCACATCGAGCGCATCGAACATTCGATATCGAACGGTGGCACACTCCATACCGTCCGGTGGCAATTGTCACCGGCTGACGGTGCCGGGTTCTGGGCGCTTGACGTCTCGGCGCTCGACACATCCACGCGGCTTGCGTATTAGGGGATAATGGATCATGGCATGGGCAACACCGACGACGCGGTCCACTGGCTACGTCGTCACCGCAAGCAACTGGAACGAGATCGTCAACGACCTACGGTACCTCAAAGGTCTTGACGGTGCGGTCGCAATCGAGAATGCGATCACGCTGACGCAGATCGCGTCACCAGGCGCATCGGCAGCGGGCACCGTGACACTGTACGCAAAAACCGACGGAAGCGTGGTCAAAGTCGATTCCACGGGATCGGAGTCTGCGCTCGGTGGTGGGTACAGCCGACTATTCATGCTGATGGGAGGCTGACATGGCCGAATTACCAAAGCGCCTGGGCACGACCACGGCGACAAGCGCAACCAACGTGTGTGACAACGGCGCGACGGCGTCAACCTATACCGTCGTGTCGTCGATCGTGATCGCGAACACGTCGAGTACGTCCTATACGTACAACGTCAGCACGTCAGCGACGTCCGCCACGCACGGGGCATACATCGCGTCCGGGGCCACGATTGCGGGAAACGACAGCGTGATCCTTGTGGCCGGGGTGTGCCTCGATCCGACCAACCGGTACCTCGTGGCGCATGCCAGCAACGCAGCCGTACACATCACGGCGTACGGGGTGACCGGGCCGTGAGTGTGGTGACGGCGAGTGGGTCCAACATCACCGGCGCAAAGCGTCGCGTGCTGCCGAAGGTCGGTTCCGGCGGATCGGCGAGCGGATTGACCTACGGTGGAGTGTCGTACGACGTATACACGTTCACGTCTACCGGATCGTTGACGCTGTCACAAACGGTGACGTGCCGCGCGCTGATCGTCGGAGGCGGCGGAGGTGGCGGTGCATATGCCGGTGGCGGCGCTGGTGGTGGCGGGTTCATCGACGGGTACGTGACGCTCGTTTCCGGCGTGTCCATGACTGTCACGATTGGTGGTGGTGGCACTGGTGGGCTGTACAACACGGACGCAACCTCCGGTAGTGCCACAACGCTGGGGTCGCTGAGTGCGACTGGCGGGGGGCGTGGTGCCAGGGCGCTTGGTGGCGCAGCCGGGTCCGGTGGTTCAGGGGGCGGCGGAGGAGGGTCCAACGGTGCAGGCGCATGGGTTGCCGGTGGCACCGGGACCGTTGCGGGCAGCGTGTTTCTTGATCGGCTTGGATACGACGGCGGTGCGGGTAACACGGGCGGCGGAGGTGGTGGTGGCGGAGGTGGCGGTGCCAGTGCGGTTGGGACAACGCCGACCGGCGGCGCTGGTGGCAACGGTGGCAATGGCACGTCGTGGTTGCCGAACGCGACGACGTACGCAGGCGGAGGTGGTGGCGGAATTGGCACCAGCGGCGGTGGAACTGCGGGGTCCGGCGGAGGTGGCGCAGGCGCGGTGCTGAACGCATCCGGTGGCGCTGGCGGCGCAAACACCGGCGGTGGCGGTGGCGGAACCTACCATTACACGTCCACGGGTGGGTATGGTGGCGGCGCGGGTGGTTCCGGCATCGTGATCATCCTCGTCCCGAGGGGCATTTGAGATGGCACATTACGCGGAAATCGACGCAACCGGCACCGTCCTGCGCGTCCTTGTGGTCGCTAACGAGGTGACACACGCCACGCCGGATGGGTCGGAGGATGAGGCGCTCGGGGCTACCTTTTTGTCCGACCTGCTCGGCGGGACGTGGGTGCAGACCTCGTACAACGGCAGGCGACGTGGACGGTATGCCGGGATCGGCTACACGTACGACGCGGTGCGGGATGAGTTCGTGCCACCTGGGTGGTCGCTGATCGACGGCGTGTGGACGCCGCCACCCGACCCGGAGCCGGTCCCGTGATCCGCGTCATGATCGGCGCGATCCTCATGTGGATCGTCATCGCGATGATTGGACATTCCATCGAGGCGAGCCGTGGCGACCATCGCTGAGACGTGGGTCAAGGCGGGCGGGTCCCGGACGGGTCTCCACGAACTGATGCTCATCGCCAGACGCCACTGCACGAATGCGCAACGGTTCGCGACGCTGACGATGGCGGTGCAGGGGTGCGGGTGCAGCCTGCACGCGTACGTGCGGTCAGAACCGGGCCTGTACCGGCTGGCGCACGTCGAGCGCAACCGTGACGCGTACGTGTCCGCGGAATGGGACCTGTGGTCCAAGGAGGACGAACGTGTTTCCGCAGATTGACGCCACCGAGCACAATCCGACGATGGGTGGATGGGGGTATCTCGACGACAACGGTGCGGGGTGCTTCCATCCAGGCATCGATTTCAACAGCGGCGGGGGCGGGAATGCCGACTGCGGTGCGCCCGTGGTCGCGATCACGGCGCAAACGCTCGTGGCGCACGTGATCGACACGACGGGGTTCGGGTTGCATCAATGGTGGCGACTCGATGACGGGCCGTACGCGGGATGCTACGCGCATTACTGCCACCTGAGCGATGCGTTGTTCAGCGACATCGGAACGACGGCGACGCGTGGGCAGGTCATCGGAGCCGTCGGACGGTCCGGCGGATGGGAGTTCTGTCACCTGCATTTCGAGGTGTCCCGCGAGCAACCGCCACACTGGCGCTATTGGCCGAAGGGTCAGGCACGCGAGGCGGTGGCAGCGCAATATTACGACCCGATAGTTGTCGCGCACGCGTACGATGCGTGGGCGGAGACACGCCAGGAGGACGATGTGACACCGGAAATCAAGGCGATTGCTGACGCACTGGCGGAGACCGGCTACCCGGCGAGCGAGGTGCCGGACCTGATCCGCGCCGTGAAGGCGTGGTCCGCGAACAGCGCCAGCCTCGGGGCGTGGATCGAGGAGATCGGCGCGTTGAAGGCGCGGGTGGCCGAATTCGAAGCCGCAGCCACGCCGGCCGAGGCGTCCGCCGATGTTGCCTGAAAAGCCGGTGTGGACGTTCCGCGAAGGCGTGGGCGGCGTGATCGCGATCCTCGTGATCGGTGCGATCTGTTGGAGCGCGCTGTGGGATCAGTCTCAGAGCAGCCAGACCGCGCTCGTGGGCGCTGCGGGCGCTGTAACTGGGTGGTTGTTCCGCGGGTCCGGCCAGACGCCGAGCGGTAACGGCAACGGGTACACCAACGGGTCAGCCGGGTCGGGCGGTGGCGCAAGCACGCCGGGTGCGTGATAGACTACGCGGAACCGGGGAAACCCGGGAGGTGTCGCGACCCTGTTTGGTGCGACGCCACTGCGTTTGGGTCAACCACAATCTCGCAAACGCAAAACCGAATGCCCGTCCCACACGGCAACCCAACCCGTGGGACGGGCATCGGTGTACTTGGAGCCTGTCGATGGTGCAATCTGCGCTGTGGGTCGCATTCAGAGGCGTGCTCGCGTGCGTCAGTACCTTCCGGCGTCGTTGGCGACGGGTGATCGCAGCCACGACGATGGGGATCGCGATCGTCCGCGCGACGATCTGGATCGCGAAGGCGGTTGCCAGCGCGGGGACCGTGGACACCGCGCTGAACCTGATCGGCCTTGGCGAATACGTGAGGCCGTTTGAGCAAGGCGTTGACAATGTCATCGCGACCGTGGTCGCCATCATCCTGACCGTCACGCCGACCGGGTAACCGGCGTGCTCCCCCCGGCGCGTCGGTTGCGCGCGTCCCCCGCCTGGTGCCCGTCGGTGCGAAACACCGGCGGGCACCGCTCGTTTACAAGGTGGCGGTCTCTCCTGCCGCCGGTTCCCCTTCCAGTCCGTTCCAGTCCGGTCGCCCGCCCATTCGCGTCCCTTCCGCGGGTGGGCGGGTTTTTGTTTGTCCGAACGGTTGACGTGGTTATAACCACGTGGTAGGATGACCGCGGAAAGGGGATCAACGTGGACACACCACAGATCACGAGACGCGCGAAACTCGCACCGCGCATGGACCCGACGCGGTACACGCACTCCTACCGCGTCGAGGCGGTACCGCAGTACCGCGGGTTCACCGTCAACAAGGGTCGGCGCGAGGTGCACTACCTCGGGCTGATCCGGTGGGACCAGGAGGATCGCGAGCAGCGCAACACCGAGTGCAGGCAGGTGGCAAGCCTGACCGAGTCGGACGGGGTGTACACGATCAGCGTCGTGGGTCCGCTCACGGTGCGTGATTGGTCAGCCGCGAAACTCGCCAAGGCGCGCGCGTTCAACGGCGAGTGGCGCGACGTGTGGACGGGCGCTGCGGCTGATGGTGTCACGTTGATGGAGGCGGTGACGCGGTTGCGGGCGCTGCGTGACGCGATGCAGGAGGATGCCGACGCGTACAGGAGGGGACTGTGACGATCCAATGGACGGTGCGCCGGTTGGGGCCGCACCCAGCGAACCAGATCGCGCGTGAGCACATGCTCGGGCTTGTTGAGGCTGACGACGTCGAGGCGGCGGAACGTGCCATCCTTGAAGCGCCCGGGGTGACGCTGTATCCGGGGCAGACGCTGTTTTTCCAACGCATCCATGCGAACCGCAAAGCGCCGAGGCGGCTGGAACGTGCGCTGAATGCAAACAGGATGCGCGAACGGCTCGTGGACGGGTACGACGCGTGGATCGTGTCGCAAGGGCAGTCGCGGTTTTGGGCTTTGCACCCGACACAGCGGATGAGCGATTACCGTGAGGCTGCAGCCGCAGCGAAACAACGACGGGCCGAGAACGACACGTGGTTGCGCGGACACACGGCGTGGCTGTTGCGTCAGCGTGATACCGGGAAACTCATCTACGTGGTTGCCAACGGCGTGTGGCGGACGCTGACGGACGATGGGCACGAGTTCGCGCGGTGGTTGTGCGGACCGTACCGCGACGGTGCACGTCCGGACCTGAGGTGCGGTGCGCCCGATGCGCATGGGGCAGGGTGGGCACCGCTCCGTGACCGGTCGTACGACGCGGTGGCGATTGCCAGGCGCGTCGGTGAGGATCGCGTCAAGGTCATCATCCTCGGACTTGGGGAGCGGTGGTACGACAACGACGCGGAACCGGCGTCCGAGGTTATCCAGCGACCCGTGTTCGACTCGCTCGGTCGCAAGATCGCCAACGGGCGGATGCATTAGACGAGTTTTGGTGTCGAAGCCTTGACGTGGTTATAACCACGTGGCACAATAAACATCGGCGGTGGCATGCAAAGCCACGAAAGGGGGAACAGTGGAAATCGAGATCACGTACACACCGGCGCTGATCGGCGTCGGTGCCGAGGTCGGGGACGATGTGGACGCATCCTGCGATGCGTTCGAGGTGCAGGTGCACCGGGAAGTCACCGCGTCGTACCCGGACGCTGACGTGACGGTGACGCGCGATCACGGGCACCTTGCGGACCTGTCCGTCGTCACCCACGGTGTCGAGGATCGTCCAGGCGTGCTCACGGTGCGTCAGGCGGTGTGGTCGGACGTGTGGGACCTGATCGGCCCGTACGGGCGCTACCGTCGTCCCGTCCGCGGTGCGACGGCCGAGGCGTCGGCCACGGTGGTGGCCAAGGCGGGGAGCAAGCCGGACGTGTTCACGATCGTCGTGGACGATGGCTGCGGCGACAGCATGATCGAGGTCGATGAGGATGAGGTACGGGCGATCATGCGCTCGGGATTCGGAGTAATGGCATGAACGGGGATCTGATGAGCGATGTGATCACCGAGGTGTCGGTGCAAGGCGCGGTGACGACGGACGGGCGGTTGCGGTTCCGCTCACCGCTGGATGTCGAGGCGTGGGCGCACGACCACCTGGTCGCACGGCTGGCGTGGGAGTTCCTCATCGATGGGAACGAGAACGGTGTGTCAAGGGACACGGATGAGGCGCTGGAGCGGGTGCAAACCCGGTATATCCCGGAGGCGGTCCGGCGCACGATGCGTGGCCGGTTGTCGGACGGGCTGTACCTGACGTGGGCGGTGTACGGACTGGACGACGGACGGCAGGTCGAGTTCCTGGAGCGTGCGTGGCACGAACTGCGACGGTTGATCGCACGCGGTGACCGCTGATGCCTGACTTTGCGCGTGCCACGGTATGGCGCGGTCAGCCGGACGATGTGCGCGTCTCCGGCGAGACGATGAGGCAGGTTCGCCTGTCGCAGGGGCTGTCCATGGAGCGGCTGGCGAGGCGTGCGGACGTGTCGTATGCCACGATTGTTCGCGCCGAACGCGGGAGGGACAACCGCGAGGCGGCGCTGAGAAGGGAGACGGTCGAACGGATTGCAGGGGCGCTCGGGGTGGTCCCGGCGCTCCTGATCAGGCGTGGAAAGGGGACACGAAATGGGCGGAATCATGAACATCCGGGGAAGGCCGTACGCGACGGTGGCGCACCGGGCGGCCCAGGCGCACGGGGACTACATCCGGCCGTCGGGGATCGCGTCGACGGTGACGCGGTTCGTGACGCTGGGTGACTACCACATCGTCGTGGTGACGGTGCAGTTCACGGACGGACGGACGTTCGAGGGTAGCAGCGAAGTTACCCGCGGGTCCGGCGGTGGTGCGCAGGCGACGTCGCCGGTGGAGACGGCGGAGACCAGCGCGTACGGCAGGGCGCTTGCGATGGCGGGCTATTACGGCAGCGGCGACGGACTGGCGGGATACGAGGAGGTGCAGGGCAGCGAGTCACGCGCGACGGTGCGTGCGGTGCAGCCACGAGCGGTGACGACGGGTGTGAACGGTGCGGTGACGACCGCGAATGATGAGTTTTGAGGACACGATGAACATGGCATTTCGGAGACCACAACGGACGGCGGTACCCAGTTTCCAGCGCAGCGCGAACACCGGGGAGAAGGTCGACTACGAGATCGAGCGGCTGTGCGGGCACATCGAGGTGATCCAGATCTTTGCCGGGTCGAACCCTGACACGAGCAAGTGGGTTCAGGCACAGCGCGACAAGGACTGCCGGGACTGTTACCAGGCGAAGATGGTCGAGGCGGATCAGGCGAGCGTTGACGCCGGGAAGCGTGTCGCATTGGAGGGCGGACCGAAGCAGGTGCCGTGGGCGCAGTCGGTGCGCCAGTCGCGGGCATCCGAGATGCGGACGTGGCTCGAAAGCGTCACGGCTGTCGGTGCGGGAGCCGTCAAGGCGGGGCGGTTGTCCAAGGCGGACTATGATGCGGGGATCGCGGACGTCCGCGCAGGGTTCACCGATCTCATGATGGGCGTCGAGTTCTCGGACGACGAGTACGACCACAGCGGTTACGCGAAGTGGTGGATCGACACGCGCAAGGACGCGCTGGACACGATCATCGCACGGCTTCTGCCGGACCGTGACATCCTCGGGACGGGCGTGTTTACGCGCCTGTCCGCGGATGGGTGGACGCCGGCGGAGGATGCGACGCTGCTCCCCGTTGAGGTCGAGCCCGAACCGGAACCCGAACCGGTACAACGGACCGCGACGCCATTGCCTGGCACCGCGCCCGAACCGTTCAACCCGCACGCGCGTGGGCGTGGCCGGGGACCGGTCAAGGTGGTCTCGGGTCCGGCGGCTGGGATGTGGCAGCGCGAGGCGGATGAGTTGGATCTGGAAGACGCGCCGTTCTGAGCGTGGCGGTGGTATGCTGATCTACCCAATGATGGGCGGGAACGTTCCCGCCCATCGTCATTGAACGGAGGGCACGGATGACATTCCGAACCTACAAAGAGATCGAAGGCGGTGGCCTGTCCCGCCCACAGGAGTGGATGGGGGTCACGTGGCAAAGCATGGCCGAGGCGCGCTGGGCGCGACTGTTGGCCGACCTTGGCACGACGGTGGTGCGCGGTCCGCGCATCATCCTTGCCGAACCCATCGTCCAGCACGACCGATACGTCAGGCGCTGGTACCAGCCAGACGCGTGGTTGCCCGATCTCGGGTGGCACGTCGAGGTCAAGCCGGGACGGGTGACCGATGAAGAGGCGACCATCATCGCATCCGCCATCGAGGCGTCGGGACAACCGGTCCTCCTGCTTGACAAGGATGCGCCTGCGCAACGGTGCTACACGCTGGTGCATGGGTACCACGAAGTCGGCATGGCGATGATCGACGGGGTGGACCCGGCGCAACGGTCGTACGTCGATGTACGCGACGGTCGTGAATGTGGTCTGGCATGCACGTTCAGGTACTTGTGGTTGCCCGGCTTCCCTGCCATTCACGAACCACTTGCGGCGTGCAAGCCGGATCGGGAACCGGGCAAACTGTCCGACACCTTCATGCTTGAGGCGGGTCGGTTGCGCCTGTTGCCGTATGGCATTGATGTGCCAGACGACGATTGGTTCACGGACATGGCGCGGAACTTCGTGCGTCCGTTCGGCGGTGAGGCATGAACGCACGTGCATTGCCGCCACGGGAGTTGCCGGATAACATTGCGCACCTCGGCACCATGCGCAACTGGATTGCGTGGGAACGCGTCAAGGTTCTGAACGACGATGGCACCGTCAAGTTGAATGCCGACGGTACGCCGAAGATATCCAAAAAGCCGCGTACGGCGAGTGGCACACATAAGCGGTGCCATGAGGATTGCACTGGCGATGGTGGTTCCACGGGGACGAATGACACGTACATCAATACGTGGAGAACGTATGCCGAGGTCCGCACGGCGATTGACCGTCGACCCGGACTGGCGGGCATGGGTTTCGTGTTCCCGCTTGAAGGTGGCATGGTCGGCGTCGATCTGGATCACGTCATCGACGCTGACGGCGTCATGAGTCCCGAGGCTGACGCGATCATCGAGGAACTCGGCAGTTACGCCGAATGGTCGCCCTCCGGGACAGGTATTCACATCCTGTGCTTCGGGGCACTGCCGGAAGGTGGGCGCAAGCGTGGCAACGTCGAGATGTACGCGACCGGGCGGTACTTCACGTTCACCGGACGTGGCTACGGACGCTTTGGGGATCTTCCGATACGTGATGCGACGGCGGAACTCGCGGCCATACACGCGCGGGAGTTTGATGCGCCATCGCCGCAGGGCCGGTTGCCGACGGTTGCGAGCGATGACGTCGCGCCGTTCGATGCCGAACCGATGACGGACCCTGACCTGATGCGTCACATGTTCGCAGCGCGCAACGGTGAGGCCATCGAGCGCCTGTGGCAGGGCGACAACGGGGCGCATGGTGGCGACACTTCATCCGCGGACCTTGCGCTGTGCAACCATTTGGCGTTCTGGACGAATGGCGACCGGCTGCGGATGGACGCGATGTTCCGTGCGAGCCGACGCATGCGCGACAAATGGGACGAGCGCCACCACGCCGATGGACGCACCTACGGCCAGGGGACCATTGACCGCGCCATTGCCGGGACGTCAACCACGATTGGTCATCGTCGATCCGCAAGGACTGCGGTGGCGACTGCGACACGGTCTGGGGACAGCATCGGCGACCGCTTGCCGTTCACGGACCTCGGGAACGCCGAGAGGCTGGTGCGGGCACATGGCGACAACATCCGGTGGGTGACCGACTGGAAGGCGTGGATATGCTGGAACCATCAATACTGGGAACGTGACAACGATGGAGCGGTCCTGCGCCTGACGTTCGACGTCGTGCGTGACATTATCCTGGAGGGCGAGGACGAGGCAGTCGTCAAGTTTGCGGTTCGATCGGAGGCGCTCCAACGGATGGTGGCAGCCGTGGAACTGGCAAAGGCGCTTCCGGGCATCAGCATCCGGTCGGACATCCTGAACCAAGGGCGCGACACGCTCGTGGTGCGTGATGGCACGCTTGACCTTCGCACCGCCGAGGTGACACCTCACCGGCGCGAGGACATGATCACGACGGTTATCAAATGGGATGGGGAACTCGCGCACTTCGACCTCAATGCCGAATGCCCGGTCTTCATGCAGGCGCTTGCCACATGGCAGGCGGACCCGGAGGTGCGCGGGTACCTGCAACGGTTCGCGGGGTACGCGCTGACCGGCCACGTCCGTGAGCGTGCCATCGCGATTTTCTGGGGCACCGGTCGGAATGGCAAGTCCACGTTCGTTGAGGCGCTGAAACAGACGTTCGGCGACCATTCGCATCAGTCGTCCACGGACTTGATCATGCAACGACGGGGAACGGATGCAAGCGCAGCCTCACCCGAACTCGCGGCCTTGCAGGGGAAGCGCCTGGTCGTCATGGATGAAACGTCCGAAGGCGGGAAACTCGATGAGGCACGCGTCAAGTGGCTGACCGGCAACGACCGTCTGTCCGCGCGGAAACTGTACGGCGAGCCGTTCGAGTTCAACCCGACGCACACGATCCTGCTCACGACCAATCACCGGCCGGTGATCCGGTCGGGTGGCGAGGCAATCTGGGACCGTATCCATCAGGTGCCGTGGGAGACGCGGATCTCGGACGCCGATCTGGATCGCACCCTGCCGGACCGGCTGCATGCCGAACGCCCGGGCATCTTCACGTGGGCGGTGCTCGGCACCGGGTCGTGGTACGAACGGGGACTCGACCCGCCACCATCTGTCCAAAAAGCGACCGAGGAATATCGCGATTCCAGCGATTGGTTCGGCCTGTTTTTGGAGGATCGGTGCGTGCTTTTGGAAGGCCAGATGACGACCGCAAAGGATCTGCACCGTGCATACGATGCATGGGCGAAAGAATCGGAAGAACGGCTTCTATCGGTGATAACGCTTGGGCGCATCCTGTCCGAGCGCGGGTTCCGAAGCGCCAAGGACCGGCGCGGACGGCGTGGATGGGACGGCATCGGATTGACACCTCAGTGATGTCGGTTGCGCGTGCCTTTTTGGACAGATGGACAGATGGACAGATGTTCGGGAAAGTCCCCTTTGTGTGCGCGTGTGCGCGTGTGCGGGTGCGGGCGCGAATGGTTACTTTTCTGTATTTATCTGTCCAATCTGCCGTCAGATATGTAAAACATACAAGTTAACAGGGAAGAAAGGCAAAAAAAGGTGACGGCAGATGTGACGGCAGATGTGTTTTCATCTGTCCAAAAGCGCCGTCATCTGTCCAAAGACGACTGTGGGCAACCAACCGCAACCACTTGACAATGCGTCCGTTTAAGAGGGTGGAACGGGGGATACAATGACGGGATACTGGCTGGCGGTCGGGTTGGAAATGGCGATGCTGGGGATGCTCCTGGCCATCGCACTGTGGGCACTGTTCGATGCGGATCGCCTACGCGGACTGTGGATCACGGAACGGGAGCGACGGGTGACGGGATCACGCGAGTGCACCTGCGGGGCGTACCGCCGGTGCTGATCGACGATGTACGGGCGACGTTTGACACGCTGTACGAGGATCTCCAGGGTGAGGTCGCCGGACACGTGCAGCGCCTGATGAAGGGGCGCACGCTTGACGCGCTGTCCGCCGAGGATTGCGTGCAAACGGTCTGGACGAAAGTGTGGGCAAACCTACCGACCGTGGAGCGCAGACCCGGTCATGGACGCCACGACGGGCTGCGCTCGTGGGTGCACACGATCACGCGCAATACGGTGCTTGACCTTGCGTCGCGTGCATCGTACCGGCGTCACGTCAGCCTCGCACCGGACGGATGGCTGGACTACGGCACTGTCGATGCATCCGGCGATCCAAGGCGACTGGATCCGGGTTTTGAGGCGCTACCCTCAACCGACCCGCATGCACGCGCGGTCGGTAACGAGGTCGCGTCAATCGTTAACGAGGCACTCGGCATGATGACGGAGTACCAGGCGCGATGCGTCCGGGCGATGCTGGCGGGACTCAATAGCGTCGAGTCGGCGCAGCGCCAGGGCAAGACCGGCCGGGGCGTCCGTCACGCGCTGTTGCGAGGCCGGCGGACGTTCGAGGCCGTCGCGTCACAAAGGGGCTACGACTCATGCCATTGATCGACGGGTTCGGATTGCCTGCACGATTGGTCGTGTGGATCAGGGCGCAACCGTGCGGTGTCACGATGCAGGTGAGTTTGGAAGACGTGCTGGAAGAACTGCGGATCATCTACCCGCCACGTCCGGACCTCGGGTCGCCCGAGGAGTTGTGGGATGCCATCCGCCAGGCCGACGCGGAGGATGAGGCGCTCGGCAACGCGAACCAGTGGCGGTCGTTTGTCCTTGTCGCGTGGGCGTTCGAACCGGGCGACAGCGTCACGGGCGGCGTACCGCGGACAATCCGGTTCGTGTGCCCGCGGTCC